CCGTAAACTTGCCCGTAAACTTGCCCGTAAACTTGCCCGTAAACTTGCCCGTAAACTTGCCCGTAAACTTGCCCGTAAACTTGCCCGTAAACTTGCCCGTAAACTTGCCCGTAAACTTGCAAAAGCTCTGTGTCATCAACAAATTACATACCCGTAAGGCGCCACTACCTATGGATATGGTAAATATCATCAAAGATTTTGCGTTTGATGATATTACGCGCGCCGTCGCAAAACGCAATCATAGAGAAATAGCAGTTATTATCGAAATGGCCATAGAATCCCGTAGAAATGTAGGGTTATGGACAACTAGTGAGAATTCCGAGAGATGGATATTTATTTCAAGTCACCAATTGAAAGGGCCCATACAAGGAGAAAACTGTATGTTTTGCGGCGAATATTTCTTAGCACATAATCCCAGAATTGTATGTAGTTGCCCTAGAGAAAATGAATGGTATGCGGACGATGATTATAACAGTGACGACGAAGAGTTTAATAAATACGATTGGATCTAGAGAGGGGGAACCGGTAACGTTACCTTTGAACACTAACCGCACTTTGTGCGGGTTATAATGTTGAAAGGTGTAAAAAATATCAAGTAGTTAACATGATATTTTTTACTAGATAATTTCTGTGTGTTTTTTCATTATCTTTATTTTTGTAATCCCAGCAGATACCTAGCTCTAACCGTAGGTTTCCCCTACTCACTTCTTAGACTTAGACTTCTTCTTCTTATTGGACGACGCTACCCCATCCTTCTTCTTGTTATCTTCCGCCTCCATCTCCGCCAATAAATCAGGATGAATAAACGAATCCGGTTGTTTGAAAGACTTCTCCTGCGCCTCTGCCCCATCCAACCTAAACACCAAATTATTCGTAGAGTTTTGCTCTAACGTATATGCCGCTCGAAACGTATTTTGTAACTCAGCCTGTTTTTTTATTTGTTCTTGTTGCCTCAATAATTCCAAGACCTTTTGCTGTTGCTTTATCTCGATATTTTTACGCATCTGCTCCTTCTTAGCATTCATCTTCGTCATTCTATCTAACGCCCCCGTATCTAAACGCATATTTTTACCGAGACCGCCCATACCCTTCGCCATCGCTTTGAACATCTCAGTAAATTGGTCCTTACCTCCCATATCCTTCATCTTACTCATCATCTCCGTGGCTTCCTTCATTAATTCCTCTCTGGATACGTCGCCGTTCTTCATCTTAGAGTCCAATTTACCGCCCACTTTCTTCATTAAATCCATGATCTTCTTAGGGTTTTTCATCAATTCTTGTAACACATCCTGAGTGCTATTCAGGTTCGCCGTTTCGCCTTCGAAAATATCTTTAAAATCATCGGAAATTTCTTCGGCCATCTCCTTTGCCAATTTACCAATCTTCCCGTCGAAAATACCCTTTAAATGCTCTTGAATATTACTGGCGCTAGGCATGTTTTCAAACATGTTTTTAAAATTATCGAAAGGGTTGGCTTTTTTTGTGTCTTCACTTGACTCGGCGCCTTCACTTGACTCGGCGCCGGACTCGGCACCATTCGTTTGTTCTAAGTTCTTAAAAAAATCACTCATTCCAGAAATAGTCTCGTTCAGCTTGGATTGTAAATCTTCCTCGTCCATTCCGTCAAACATATTCATAGCGTCACCAAAATCGCTCTTATCCTTTACGCCACTCACAATGGTAAAAAGCATGAGTTGTAAATACTTCCACATGGCCTTGGTCGTGGTCTCGCTAATATCCTTACAATTGAATAAGAGCTTGAAATCAACATTGGGTAGGAATACCGTATTCGTATCGCTTTCTGTATTGAAAATCTCATCGTTTTGGTTTAGAATATCAAAAAAACGCTCGGGATATACCGTCAAACAGTATTCGAATAAATACTGTAATTCGGCGTCGGATAAGTCGGGAGATGCCCATTTCTTCCATAAATACGAATATTCGGGAAAAGTAATCGACAAATCCGAAGTAAAGTCTTGCGTCACCGATTTGAAATTAGATGGATAAGACATTTGAAAAAATAGACAATAAATAAGATATTTGGTGGCCATTTTTTATATGGTTTTGGACGATTGAACATATTATGCGGTGTAATTAGATTCGATGATATCTTTCCATTTATCATAACACGCATCACGAGTTAAATATTTCTTACTAAATTGGTAGGCATTTTCCGCGATCTGTAACGCTTTATCATAATTTTCGAAACACCATATAGTTTTCTCAACCAAATCGGATAGATCTCTTTGAACTGGTATATAATGTTCCCATTCGCGTAGATGTTCGAAAAAGTATTCTTTATGAGGTCTATCCACTACTATTACTGGTCTATGGGACCAAAGTAGATGTTTGAGTCTTCCAGAATATCCAGATCCTTCGATATCGATTAAAATGGCATATTTTTTGACTAATTCAGGGGTTGATAAATATTGCGTGGCATAATGAGATATATCGCTCACTTGTATCCAGCTCATCTCAATAAAATCAAATAGGTTTCTATTGACGTTACCTATTTCTAGCATAATATTTCTTCTAAAATTTGACATTGCGCCTATCCAACCCACTTTATTTATTTCAGGGCTGCTTAGTCCGGCATTATCTATTTCTGTAATATACTGTTCGTAATCATCTATACCAGCTAGAGTCCACGCATGAAAATTAAAATCCGGAACTAATTTGTTATAGCTATCATGTTTGCTATACGTATAATCATTGACATCATTTTCGAAATCATCTGTGTGTATTATAATTTCGTTAAAATCTTTAAAGTTATATTTTTCGTCTGCTTTTTGAATACACCAAAAGGTTGAAGGATTACGACTCTGAAATCCACCATAATCATTAAAAATAAGTGTTCCATTTATTTTTGAAAAAGAAAAGGACATTTTATACTTTTTATGCTCCCGTTTCTTTATTTCTTTATTTGTTCAATCAAATTTTACTACATGCCCTATTCACAATTCAAGTCAAAGAAGAGAAGGGGGTTGCGACATAGTATTCACTGTGCTCATCACACTGGCTGTGCTATAACACGACTCATTGGTATCATTCACATTATACCTCTCGATATCATCATCGCTGGCATAATGCTCTTCCTCTTTGTCTTCAGCCACGTCTTCATCTGCCATAATAGGAAAGATAGACGGAGGTAGTGTTAATGGTTTTATCGTGGAAAGCCTACGACGCGGCAATGCTTGATGTGGTTTGCGCCGAGGCGTCATGGGCGGAGAATCGAACTCATCCATCGCGTAGGTTCTGAAAATAGTCTGATTCCGGTTATTACTAGAGGTCGGTGTAAATACCTTCTGTTTTCCGTGCGACGACTGTCTCGCCATAGTAAACATTAGCCCGTCTCTCTTACCCAATGTATTATATACAATACTAATATCATCACATAGAGTCCGCATAAGAGCATCGTCCATACGATTTGTCTCTCTCATATAAAGGCGCATCTCTCGGAAAAACTCCTTGAGTTCCTTCTTGAAATTCCGTTTTTCATGAAACGTCATATCATTTCTCTTGGCATTAAACATAAGTTCTAGAACCTTTTGACGGAAGATATAACTAGTAAAATCGCGGTTTGTGATAATGCCACCACCAAAGTTCAATAAATTGGGGATGGAGTATCCGGTTGTCAACAAAACCTCCGTTCCTTTCGTCGCATCTTGACTCGCGTCTTGATTACTCGCGTCTTGAGTCCCGACGCTAAAGCTAGCACGATTACTCGCGTCTTGAGTCCCGACGCTAAAGCTAACACGATTACTCGCGTCTTGCCCATAGACATCCACTTCAGTATCATAGAGCGAATCCTCCGCCTCTTTCACATGATAAATCTTTTCAAAATCGCCAATAATGACGTCCTCTTCAATTTCGCTCTTCCAAGTATTCGTCTGCCAATCATACAACAGGCCATTTCTTACACAAATGCGCGCATTTCTAATGGCCGGATAAAGGAATTGGTGGATGGTTTCACCGTAAATAAGGACCGTGCTCTCTGGGTTGTCCACATATTGATAATCACCCCTTTTACGGTCACTCAGTTTACGCAGAAGCGACACATTATGTCCGCTTCCGAACCCAACGAAGATATTGACAAAACTATCATTGACCATATTGGATAGAACCGTCTCGTCCATTTCACCAAAAGACGCCTCTCCGTCCGTCATAAAGACATGACCGATTTGATGGTCGGGATGGTTTTGGGTATATGTCGCGATGGCGTTATTTGCCGCATTGAGAGCCGATTCAATAGACGTCATTCCGTCAGCCACAAGATTATCTATTTGTTCAATAAGTTCGGCGACGTTATGTGTCGTCACTCTAATATTGTCGATAAGAGTAGTCACTGTCTCATCAAACGCATGGACGCGGATATAAATTTCGGCATCTTGAATATTCGCCAAATATCGAAGCATGTTTTTAAACGTATGCTTCACGTAATCTAGTTTCGACCCCGAAGAGCCGCCGTAATCGAGCATAGAGCCCGTTTTATCAATAGTAAATACCAAGAATGTGGGACTCTTGGTCATAGAAACCTTTTTGGTTTTAATTTTCAATAGGGAAAAGTTGCGGGATTGTTCGCGAACGCATTCAGGAAAGTTGAGCGACTCATTACGTTCAATATAACAGCTTTCGATAACAGAGCCTAAGACATCCATGCGGGAGTCCATTTTTTATATTTGTAGGAAACAGGGTTTTTGTAATCCTTTGTTTTTTCGAAATAAAGGATTCAATTTTGAGGGACTCCTACGGAATCCTACGGAATCCTACGGAACCCCGCTAAAATATATATGTCGGTTGTATATAAGCATGGCCCACATTCATTCCTACCAAATAGACAAATTAAAGACCAATTTTAATAATCTAATCATCGTTCAACGCGAAATAGCCAAGGTAAAACTAACACTCGCCGATACATTAAACAAACTAAAAGCCGTATATAACGACCTCATCAAAACCAACACAAAAAAAATATTCTTATTCTGTCTCGATTCGTTCTATTTTCAATATAAAACATTCGTCCTAGAAATGGAACATATAGACAAGACCCGCGCGCTTGTAAATAATAGAATGTATTGTGATTATTATAAATTATACAATATCATATGTAATTATGTCAAGGAAAACCGCACAGAACTTTCTCTTTCCGATTTGGAATTAAAAACCTATCCCGTATATAAAGATTTAGACCCATTCCAAGAGTATAAAATAGACGATATTCGCGCTCTTCATGATAACATCCTATACATAATTGATACTCTCTATGTTCAAACCGAATCCAGAAAAGACGATATTGTAAGCTATAATGATAAGCGTCATATCGGGTTCTCTATTTCCAACTTTTTAAACACTCTAGAATACGAAAATCGTTTATTAAAGGAACAGATATCTCTATACGTAAATTACGTGTCGTTTTTCCATATCTCACAAAAGAAGCAGTTAACTCGTTTGTTAGTAAAAATACAAGATTTCAATAAAGAGGTCGAAGATAATATACAGATTAATAGCGTGTTTTCTATAGAGGATATCACAAACGAAAAACGTTTAGACAGTTTCATTATACATGACGAGAATATACGAATTGAATCTATATTACAGGATTCCGAGTTTATTATGGACAATTCTGATAAACTAATCAGTAAATTGGGCGTCATGGTAAATGAAGAAAACAAAAAAGAGACAGAAAACATTCAAATAGAAACAACTGAACTTACGGCAACTGACGAGGGCAATGATTCATCCGCGACAACAGTAACTGACACCGCTTCATAGTGTAATTTTCGGAACGGGACGAAGGAAGCAAGGTTTCCTTCGGAGTCCTACTTAAATAATTTCAACAGATATCATATACGTGTTGAAATTATGGATAAAACTGAGAACTCATCGGAAGCGCCGGTGCCTACTATTAACGATAACACCGCAAAATCCGAAACTTCGAATACTAATATTTTGGTTGGGCCGCATATTGAATGGACAAAAGAAAACGAAAAGATAATGGTAGAATGGTGCGACGTCGCCCAATGTTATAAATGGTTAAATGCCCGCGCACATGGCAGATATGCTTATATGCATGCGTGGTTCACTATACCCGCTATTGTATTATCTACTATTAGTGGAACCGCATCATTCGCGCAAACCAGTTTACCCATAGCTTACCAAACCTATTCTCCTATGGCCATCGGTGCCATTAATATATTTATTGGTATATTAACCACAGTTCAACAATACTTGAAAATATCGGAATTAAACGAGGCACATAGAGTAAGTTCTATATCTTGGGATAAATTCGCCCGTAATATTCGCATTGAATTAGCGAAGAAGCCCGAAGAACGAATGCGTTGCGAGAATTTCCTTAAAATAAATAGACAAGAATTTGACCGCCTTATGGAAACGAGCCCCATGGTAGCCGAGTCTATAGTGATGGAATTTAATAAAAAATTTAAGGATAAGCCTGGGTTTGACCGTGTTAAGAAGCCTGATATTTGCGATGTTATTACAAGTGTAGATGATACGCGTTATAAGCCCGACGAAGTGGTCGACTTGATGAAAACGACAGACGACTATGACATGGAATTAAACGCCGACCTTTTAAAATCTCAAAGCGATTTGATAACGGCGCAAAAAGAAAAGTTGAAGGAGAAAGAGGATGAATTAAAACGAAAGAAAATAGAAGAATCAGAACGCGTAAAGAGAGAACTTGAGATGATGGCGAGCAATAAAAAGAGCGCAAAAATGGCCGAACGAGACTATAGTGACAAAATTAAGGTCATTCAAGAATACGTTGACAACTTTGAGGAAATGTATGAAAGGAAACCGCTTACTGAAGAAATATATGATAATATGAAGGACGTGGTGGATATTATCGCGCTTAAAAAGTTTTTGGAAACGTATGGGTCGGCGCTCGTCTAATGAGGGGTCAGAGACCACGAAGTGGCGTCAACCTGCGGCTCGCTTTGCGAGCCTGAGGAAACCAAGGGTTGCTTCGCAGTCCCTTCGTTCGCTACACATACCCATCCTTTTCGTTCGATTAATATGGTTTATAAAAAACATATTAATTTTCCACTACGCAATAGTTGCGTGTTATATATACATAATTTCTTGAAATAATTATACAATGGCCTTCAAAAGAGAAAAAGGATGGGGTTGAAGGGGAAACCTTGGTTTCCCCTCTTTAGACCTCGGTAAACACATTGATATTATTGACCGCCCATACCTTCAAGTCGCCCTCATAATACCTGACCGCGCTATAATCGACATATGTCTTCGTGATGGGTTGCGTGTCGTCCTCGTCTTCTTTTGGCCCTGGTATATGATGGGATACATCTTCATCTTTATTCATGATATAGAGCGCGTCATCTATAAATACAGAAAAACGTTTCAAACCTGATTTGCGGGTCGTATCAATAGGCTCGGTAGTAAATAAATATACAGGACCGAAGAAGGGATGCTCTATAGTATCGGTCAATAGCGAATATGAGTTTTTATCTTCTTCTCTATAATAGACATTGCTCAAATTACCGGCTTCGTCTTTCGAGCACATATACATGGTGACGGGAATATGTGTATTGGCTTGTTTCGCCCCGTTACCTAGGTTTTCTTTGATATGGCAGAGAAAGGCGTGTTCATAAAATACCTTGTATACGCTTTCATCGATGGCTACTCCATTTGCTTCGTTTTTATATATAACCTCATCGAGACTTACCCATAGTGTATTTTGGTCGTTTTGTTTGTCATCAGTATATTCGACTAGCGCGGTTATGTATTCCTGTGTTCCTATATGCGTTTCCGTAAACCCCTTATATTTTACGTCTTTTTGGTCATTCGTAAATGCCCTATACGTTTTTTTTACGATATCTTCAAAGGGTTCTTTGTCGGCTTCACCGCCAAAGAAAAACCATTTCTTAGCGGGTTCAGTTTGGGGGACTACTATGGGTTCAGTCACTGGTGGGTTTTCTGAAGGTTTAGTGGCTGGTTCCGTAGTGGCGGCAGGTTCATTAGTGGGTAACGAGGCAACAGGTTCAGTAACAGGTTCAGTAACAGGTTCAGCCGCAGGTTCAGCCGCAGATTCGGATACAGGTTCATTAGCGGGTTCCGCGGCAGCAGATTCATTAGCGGGTTCCGCGGCAGCAGGTTCAGTAACAGGTTCAGTAACAGGTTCAGTAACAGGTTCAGCAGCAGGTTCAGTAACAGGTTCAGCAGCAGGTTCCGCGGCAGCAGGTTCATTCACTGGTTCCGCGGCAGCAGGTTCAGTAGCAGGTTCCGTGGTAGCAGGTTCATTAGCTGGTTCCGCGGCAGCAGGTTCAGAGACAGATTCCATGGCACCAGGCTCGGTTACGGAAGGTTCCGTAGTAGATTCAGACAAAGGTTCCGCGGCAGCAGGTTCATTAGCTGGTTCCGCGGCAGCAGGTTCAGAGACAGATTCCATGGCACCAGGCTCGGTTACGGAAGGTTCCGTAGTAGATTCAGCCAAAGGTTCCGCGGCAGCAGGTTCATTAGCGGGTTCCGCGGCAGCAGGTTCAGAGACAGATTCCGCGGCACCAGGCTCGGTTACGGAAGGTTCCGTAGTAGATTCAGACAAAGGTTCCGCGGCAGCATATTCATACTTGGATTCCTCAGAAGTAGCTTCATCTAAACCGGACAAAGCGAGTCCTTCGTTCGAATATTCTCTAGGCACATCAAACGTAGGAAATTTATATACTCCGTCCTTAAATGTCAAAGCAAACTCCAAAAAAGGGATATTCAAGTCTTTATTTAATCGATAAACACATAAGTTATGGTTATATGACATATCCGACTTCATTCCCAGACCATAATCCTTATTCAACTCTTCGTTATTCAAATATTCATAGGTTACTTCGATATCTTGGGCTGGCAATTCTTCCTTTATTTTTTCAATTGTATAATGACCGGACGATAGGAGTTCTTTTTCGTCTTCCAACTTACTTTTATCATATTCCTCCTTCATCTTAGACAGTTTAATCATATTGTATATTTCATTCTTTAATAATATATTTGTGATGGACATGTATACATTGAGGCAATAAAAATATCTGTAATCAAATACGTAATATTTTATTATTTATGGAACACATATAAAGATATATTCCCATACTGACTATCTACCCTATAATAGGTAATACTACCCTACGCTATCCACACCAACTCTACTAAATATGGACGACGAGATGTCTCAATACTCCGAAGAGGAAGCCAAGTTCCAAGATTATAATTACGACGAGGATTTTCAAGAGGTTCAGTATGGCTATACTCGCACCCGTCACACTGACGACGAAGATAATGGTCATGGAAATTCTTATATGAAGAAACAGCGAAAGATGTTGAATCAGCTGAATTCTGTCGATAAGGACCAGCGCATCATTACCATTGACGTAAATGGTGTGAAGGAGGATGTCGAGGTTTATGCCACGAACGATTATCCCGGCACGATTATTAAGGCGGCCATTGGCGGGTCCCGCGTTCATCCTTATAAGGTAGGTTCGCTTGATGAGCACCTATTTTTTAAGGTGAAGTTGGCTGTCAATGGAATGAAGGCAAACTCAGATGTATTCTTTTTCGATACTCCGGAGCAATTCGAGCGTCACCTACACACTGTTGTTACCCTAGATATCAAGGAGAAGTGGACGAATAAGTTTGTGGAGACAAGGGAACGCAATAGTAAGGCATAAACGATTTGTCCATAATAAGACAATAAAAACTATATATACATATTTTTACTTATGTATATACAAGGAACGGACAAGGAACGGACAAGGAACGGACAAGGAACGGACAAGGAACGGACAAGGAACGGAAAAGGAAACAGAACGGAAGCAGAACGAAAAAGGAAAAAGGAAACTATGTTTATCAAATGGTCTATTTTTGGATTTTTATTGAAGCGACCTTCTATGAACAAACCCGAATATAAACAATCGCGCATTGATGACCTCACCAATATAAACGACTATTTGAATCAATATATTCAGATTCCTACGACGTTCAATGTGACCACAACGTCACTATTCAGGGGACTTTTGGGCATCGATGAACGACATCCACCCATTGAACCCGATTATAACGAAACATTATTTAGAATAGTATCAAACCATAAAAAACAACTCGTATTGAATTACCTACAGAATAATAACGTCGGTATCTACGATAAACTGGAAAAAATCCACTATCATAACATAATGAATTGCGGTGAATCTGTGATGTCGCATAATATTACAAGGGGCGGTCTGATGAAAGATTGGGATTTTGTTATGTAGCGGGAATCTAATATAACCTGATTGCCCCCCTCTTATAACATCGCAATATTATTCAGCTAGAATTCATTGCTAATTTTTATCAATATTATGTCACATATATATAAGTAAAAATAAACAAAGAAAAATGAGCGATAGTGTTCCCGCAATAGCCTATGGATTTGTAGGTTTAACGGCATTGGTATTGACATACGCCACGTTGGCTGATAAAGAAGGCGAAACCGCCACATCTATGTTACCTACTGTAGGAGAAACTCAACCTGCCGAAGCGATACCTCCCCCATCTAATGTTCCTAGCGAAGCCTTACCTGTAGCCGAGCCAGAAAACAAACCCGAAGGGGCATTTGGCGGAAAACGCAAGAAATCAAAGGGCGGCAAGAAAAGCAAAATGAACAAACCAAAGCAAAATGAGAAGAAAAAACGGCACACTAGACGTCAAAAAATCTAAATAGCGCCAAAATTGAATATATTGAATATAAATGGTATATTCAATATAAAAGGTTACATTTAATATACTAACAGACATGCCGCCAATCCACGCAATATATGGACAACGCATCGATGACATATTAATCAGTATAGACCAAATCGTCTCCGAAATCAACGGAATCAATATGGTCTATATTTCCATCGGCAGCAAAATTAACGATAAGGACGTGTATTTCACGAGACCCGCCAACGTCACCGGAAAAACTTTTCCTGTAAATTCTATGGAACAAATGGTCCCTGTATTCCTACGTAATTTATCGGTAGAAGACAACGATAAAGCGCTCGTCATCATCATAGATAACTTTAACAGTAAACCTATCTATGACTTGAATAAAAACCTGTTGACTAAGTTAGTCAATAAGACTACCAATATTATAATGATTCACCACTATTTCACAGAAGTCTCTCTCACCTTATTTATAAAACATATCGCAGGTCTATGTAGTTCCAATCAAGTCTCCCCCGACCGTGTTATGATTTGTAATTACGTGAAACATATGAATAACCCCAACTATATGGAGGAAAGAGACGAGCGAATGATACCCCTGGTCACGCAAACTACCCTGAATACAACAGAATATTTTGACTGCTTTTACGAGTGGTTCGGATATAACTTCTATTTATATAATTTTATATATAAATACCGACGTTGTATTTATTTAAACAGCATTCCGACCCTACGAAGAGATTTGGAATATTTAATTCATACACAATATTCGGCGAATAAAAACGCCACTTCGGTCATCCAAGATAATGCGCTACTACGATTTATGTGTGGGGTTTATGACATAACCGAACTGAAAACGAAAGATGACTCGAGGATATCAATATCTTTATGCGAATTATTGGTGAATCGAGGGCGTCTTACAACACCACCTACTGACCTGCCATCAGATTGTTCGTCCAATACTCAGGTCGAGCAGGAAACCTAGGTTTCCTTGTATTGAAGTCTTCTCTCAAAAAACAGCTTTAATTGCTCATTATTGGCGCCTAAAACGACATCATCGGGAATATAATTAAGGTTCCCCTTATTCCAACATAAAATGGCAGGAATTCCATTGACCATTTTTTTCGTCTTCAAAAAGGCATACAAGTCCAAATACTCGTCGATATCAATAATGGCACATTGAACCGTATCTGGCATCCTATCAAAACAAAATTTCACGTCCTTTTCTATTTTCTTACAAGGCGCACACCATTCCGCGCCGAATTTAATAATAAATTGGCCGGGGTTGTTTTTTAGTAGTTCGACAAAGTGTTCGATTCCCGTAATTTCGGTGATAATGGGCAGGGGCATATTTCTATAACTATTACGGATTTACATCTTTATTACGTTTACCTAGGAAAAGAAAACATGTCCAGCCATTATATATTTTGCGTCTATGAGTAAACAACATAATTTGAACTTGGCCATGTATTCATTAGACGACATATTCCAACTTTTTGATATAACCTATGATATTACAGTCGATGACCTAAAAAGAGCCAAGAAAAAGGTCCTTATGCTTCATCCCGATAAATCCAAACTCCCCGCTGAATATTTTTTATTCTATAAAAAAGCATTCGATGTTGTAGTCAGGTTTTACGAAAACCAGACGAAACAAAATAAGGCCGTTCCGACGGAAAAGGTGGATTACGCGCCTATCAGTCACGCCGACCATAATAAATCGACCACGAACAAAATAGCAAATACGATAAAGGAGATGGCTCCGCAGGATTTTCAGGCAAAGTTTAATAAACTATTCGAAGAAAACATGTATTCCAAGCCCGACCCGTCCAAAAACGAGTGGTTTTCCAAAGACGAACCTATATTTAAATCAGATGAGAAGGTGAATTCTAAAAACATGGGGCAGGTTTTCGAACAGATGAAAAATAAACAGGCGGCGCTAGTTCAATATCGAGGCGTCGAGAACTTGTATGTAAATAGTTCTTCAGGAACGAAATTATATGAAGATGAGGAGGACGACGATGGACAATATGTAAGCAGCGACCCATTTAGTAAACTAAAATTCGAGGATTTACGAAAGGTCCATAAAGACCAGACCATGATAGCGGTAAGCGAATCCGACTTCCAAAAAGTAAAACGATATCAATCCGCCGACCACTTAATGAGAGAGAGGGGCGCGCAGGCACTGACCCCGCTCGAAAAACAAGAGTCGGAAAGATATTTGATGAATCAAGAGAAAAGCATGCGCGAGGGGATTATGAAAAAGGAACATGCCGCGAATTTGAAGACCATGGAATATGCCGATAAAAATAAAAAGGTTATGTCTTCGTTTTTGTTATTGACTGGGGGGCAATAGTGTGCTACCGCTACATTTGGACGGTCACCTTAGTTACCTGCCACGTAAACTCATATCCATCCAATCCCATTCGCCCTTCTCTATTTGCCCCCGCGTTGATTAGCGCATTGATACTAATAACATCATTGAGTGATATGGCAACATAGAGAGGGCTCTTTGTAAAATCATCCGAGTTTACGTCCGCTCCCGCATCTATAAGTAGGTCAGTAATCCTCGCATCACCCCGCTTAATGGAACATACAATAGGACTATCTTCGTCTAGGTCAGCCATCCAATAATTCGGGTCCGCTCCTCGATTCAATAACATATCGACTGCCTCTACATTCCCGCACTTAATAGCCAGCTTAAGTGGCGTTTCGTTACTATTATGACCGCCGTCACCGTCCGAATCTATTCCTGTATCCAAAATGCGCATAACAATATCGCTATGGTTACATACTTCTTCTTGTGTATAAGGCTTGGTGGCAATAGAAACCGCATAATGGAGTGCGGACCCCCACTGATTCGTCCCGTCTGGCGCTAGCCATTCATAAGTCCAATGCGGGTCTGCTCCCATATCGAATAATAACGAAACTGTATTATGAGAGTGATTATCTATAGCCCGCTTCAAATCATCGGGCGATATAGTTACAATAGGTGCGGTATTATAATTTGGCCGTATAATAGTATTGGCATATGCGGCCGTATTCATGAATGTGTCCATATATACATTCATGAATGAATACATGTCGTTATTACGACGCGTTTCTTCATTTTCCATGGATAGACTCATTTTGTTTTTGATTTATTTTTAATTGGCAAAAAAGGGTTCAATTTTGAGGTGAATATACGATTCAACGCCTCAGCCACGCCTTGTTCATATCCAACATTAAAAAATCATAATTCACATTTCTTTCCTCGATATCGCTATAATTCTCGTATTGCGTTACTGTCGGAGGTGTAATCATAAACCATCTATCTTGTTGCTGTAGCCTTTTCCAATACATATCCAAAGCATACGTCTGTTTATTTGTCGGGTCGCGCATTAAATTCTTGGCGCTATCTTTAAAATTGGCAATAAGGGTTTC